AAACGGTGCTTTTCTACTGAAGCAGGGCAGGAAGTATTAAAGCATTTAATATCAATTACAATAGATCAACCTGCATGGATTCCCGGTGCAGATAGTAGTTATGGCTTTAGTCGTGAAGGTCAGAACTCTATTGTGCGTGAAATCCAACAAAGGATCAAAAGGACAGAAAATGCAAAATGAAGAAAATACAGCAAATGTGGAAGTGGCTGAAACAGAAAGCCAAGGACTTATGGGCAATGTCCAAGAAGCTCCTAAAGAAGTTAATGATGAAGATCAACAAACTGTGCCGCACCTTGTTGCGGATAATCAAGAAGTAGACACAGATGATGATGACATCATTTATGAAAGACCTGATTTTATTCCTGAAAAATTTTGGGATGAAAAAGAAGGACCGGATCTAGAAGCAATCTTTAAGAGCAATGCAGAACTAGAAAAGAAATTTCATAGGGGTGATCACAAGACACCTGAAACATACAAGTTAGATGTCTTAGCAGAACACAATGTGCCTGAAGATGACCCAATGCTACAAAATTTTAGTACCTGGGCAAAGGCAAACAATATTAGCCAAGCAGCCTTTGATGACATTGTTGGTAGTTTCTTAGGTGAATCTAGCGAAATGACAAACAGTATGAAGATTGTCAGGGAAGATGAACTGAAGGCTTTAGGACCGAACGCTGATGCTATTATCACTAGCAACACGCAATGGATTGATGGACTAGCTGCCAAAGGAATCATTAGTAAAGATGAACAGCAGGAACTTTATTGGCTAGGTGATGTAGCTAATGGGCAAAGGATTATACAAAAGATCCGTGGTATGACCGGTGACAATCAACCCATCCCAACTATACCAACTGCTCAAGCTAAGATGACACAAGCAGAATTTAAAGAACACGCACAAAACCTAATGAATGATCCTAAGTATGGGTCTGATCCTGTCTACACAAAAAATGTAGAAAAGGAATTTGCTGAATATTATGGAACATAATGTTTAGATTTACAAATTGGGGTTTGTATGTTAAATTTTACAAGATTGATAACTTCCAGTTTGGAAGCCAATCTAGTTAGGTGTGAACACCTCGTTTGCTTGAAGCGTAATTCAAGAAGCGTATGGCTGGATTGTTCCAATAACCATTACGGCGAGTAATGTAACTTTTTAACTGGGAGTGTCTTATGACAACAAGTGCAAATCTGTCACCCGCATTTGTCCAGCTTTTTGATAGCGAAGTGCATCAAGCCTACCAAGGTTCTGCACAGCTTCAAAATGTTTGCCGTATGCGTACAGGGGTGGTTGGGAATACAGTGAATTTCCCAAAAATTGGAAAGGGTCAGGCTACACTTAGAAACCCTGGCACGGATGTCGTTCCATTGAATACCTCATTCACAAGCGTGAATGTGTCTATGCAAGATTTCAATGCGAGTGAGTATTCCGATATCTTTCTACAAACCAAGATCAATTTTGATGAACGACGTGAACTTGCCCAGGTTGTGGGTAGTTCTATCGGAAGGCGTCAAGATCAGATCATCATAGATGCCATTGATGCAGCTACAGCCGGTTCCACGGTTGCCAAGACGGTGGTTACTACAGGCACAGCCGCGGCTTCAAACCTCAACATAGGAAAGATTCTAGCAGCCAAGAAAGCTCTTGATGCGAAGAATGTTCCACCTACAGATCGTCACTTTGTGATCCATGCTAATAACTTAGCTGGGTTGCTTTCTGATGAAAGAGCTGTAAGTGGGGATTATCAGAATCTTAGAGCCCTCGTTGCAGGTGATATTAACTCTGTTCTCGGCTTCACCTTTCATACTATCGGAGATAGGGATGAAGGCGGATTACCACTAGCTACAAATGACCGTACCTGTTTTGCTTTCCACAAGTCTGCAATTGGGTGTGCTGTAGCAATGGCACCGTCAACAGAAATCAACTACATTGCGGAAAAGACTAGTTTCCTCGTCACAGCGAAACTTTCTATGGGAGCGGTTGCGATCGATCCTGACGGCATTGTAGATGTAACTTGTGACGAAAGCTAGAAGGGAGGTACACAATGGCTTTTGCAATGAACGGATGGAATCCGATTGGTGGTCAAAGTAAGAAGGGTACTGCTCCACAGCTATTCACTTACACAACCACAGATGCAGTCGGTGATGTCAACACAGAAGGGTATTTCAATACAGTAAATGCTCAACTTTCTGTTGGTGATGTCATCATTTCGGTAACAAGCACAGGTGGTACATTGGCATCATCTATCCACACAGTAGCTTCTGTTTCAGCAGCTGGTGTGGTTGACGTGACTGATGGCACAACCATAGCACAGACCGATTCTGACTAGGTGAAATATGGCAGTAGGCGATACAGATGTTTCAATATGTAATAAGGCGCTAACCTATTTAGGTGCAGAGCATTTTACAGCTTTTACAGATGGATCGCCTGCCGCTACCGCCTGCAATGCTTTCTACAAAGAAGTTAAATTATCCACGTTTGGAATGTATCCGTGGAGCTTTACACTAGCAAAAAAAGAATTAGTAAGAGACGCTAACACCCCACAGAATGAATGGACTTATCAATATCTATTACCTAACGATATGATGTCTAATGTGCCAAGGGCGGTTAGGGCGTCTAAGTTACCCGGTGGTGTACTACAAACGGGTAATTGGGAAATGGGTCAAGCCACAGGTGGCTATCAGGTTTTGATGACAGACCTCACAGAAGTTCACATAGATTATCAAAGAACAATATCTGAAGGCGCAATGCCCACATATTTTGTCCAGCTATTAGCCTACCAACTAGCTTGGCATTTAGCAGAAACAATTACAGATCAAGTAACAAAAGCACAATATTGGAGGACTGTAGCATTAGGAACAGAAGCAGAATCAGGGCGTGGCGGATATTTTAGACAAGCAGCAAACATGGATGCTGGTGGTCAAAGTCCTTCTGTTATTGGTCAATATATGCTTACAGATGTGAGGGCATGAGTAGGGTTGTTAGGTATCAATCATCATTTGCTGTTGGTGAAATCGATCCATTACTACGTGGCAGGATTGATATTCAACAATATTACGCAGGTGTTTCACAAGCTAAGAATGTAATATTTGAACCGCAGGGTGGCTTTAGCAGACGCCCCGGAATGAAATTTATAAATGATGTAACTGCAAGTAATGCTGTAAATGGTTCTGTGCTTATACCTTTTGAGTTTAGCACACAAGATACCTTTATGGTTCACGCCATTGCTTTCAACACCACATCTACTATTAGATTCCAATTTTATAGGAATCAGGAACTAATCACTAATCTTAATGGAACTGCGAATCCTTATCTAGATGTTGGTGTAGGTACACTAACTGGTGTAACAAATTTTGATATTAGTAAATGCAATTGGGCTCAAAGTGCAGATACCCTAATCTTAGTGCATCCTAATTTTAATCCACTGCAAATAAAAAGGGGCGCAAACAATCAGACTTGGACAGCAACCTTTATAGGATTAACACCACCACTTCACCAATTTTCACAATCTACCACGGTCGGTACAGTAGGGATCACACCTTCAGGTACAGATGATACAGTCACCATAACAGCAGCTAGTGCAATCTTTAACACTACAGATGTTGGTCAGTATATTGAAACCAATGATGGATTTGGTAGAGCTAGAATAATTAAATACACTAGTGCTACAGAAGTAGATGCACTAGCAGAAGTGCCTTTCTTTGATACCACACAGATTGCAGCCAATGATTGGTTCTTTGACCGGGGGTATGAAGATGCTTGGTCTAACACAAGAGGCTGGCCTGGTACTGTAACCTTCCATGAAGGAAGGCTTTGGTTTGGTGGTAGCTATGCACTACCTTCAACATTGTTTGGATCTAAGGTGGCTCAATACTTTAACTTTAGCCAAGCAGAAGGCTTAGATGATGATGCGATCAAAGCCACACTTAGCACAGATAACTTAAACAATATTACTGGTATGAGGTCAGGGCGTGACCTACAGATATTCACAACTGGTGGTGAATGGTTCTTGCCGCAATCTGATCTAGACCCTATCACACCTTTGAACATTGTTCTTAAAACAGCAACAAAGCGTGGATCTAAAGAAGGAATCAGACCACAAGCGGCAGAAACAGGAACTTTGTTTATACAAAGGCAAGGCAAGACATTGCGTGAAATGCTGTTTAGTGATGTTGAGCTTTCCTATGTTTCCAACAATATATCACTTCTGTCATCACATATGCTTGTAGATCCGGTGCGTATGGCACTTAGACCAGCCACAGACACCACAGAAGGTGATTTACTACTGATTGTTAATGGCACTAATGATTCAGGCTATAGGGCGGCTTCTACTGGGTTTACCGGGGGGATAGCTGCTTTTATGTTGAATAAGCAACAAAATGTAGTAGCACCTAGTTTCTTGACCACAGATGGTGTGATTCAGGATGTAGCAGTAGATCTAGACACAATCTACCTTACAGTTAAAAGAACAATAGGTGGTGTAGACAAATACTATGTAGAAGTATTTGATGATGATTTCACAACGGATTCTGCTGTTCAGACCCTAACAGGTTTTAGTGGTACAACATATGCAGGGCATGATCACTTAAATGGTAAGACTGTTGCTGTTGTCAGGGATGACATTGTAGATCCTAATGTAACTGTAGCAGGTGGCAACATTACAACATTATTGCAACCAAGCAACTATGTAGAAGCTGGGTTAGATTATGATGTTGTGGTGGAAACAATGCCTATAGAACTGCAATCACCTGCGGGCAATGTGCAAAGCATTAGAAAGCGTGTGGTTGAAGTATCACCGATTCTTTATCGATCACAAAATATAGCAATCAATGACATAGATATAAATCTGCAAACACTTCCATTGTCACCTAATGGTGGGGTTGCAAACTATACAGGCGTTAGAAAAGTACAAGGTTTCCTTGGATACACTAGGGAAGCAAAAATAAAGCTATCAATGACAAAGCCATTATTCCTGACAGTTTTGGCTTTGGATTATAGCGTAAGTGTAGGAGCGTAATATGGGTGGAGGACCAATGGCAGCTGTTTCTTTTGCAGGTTCATTATTATCTGCAAAGGCAACTATGGATGCAGGCAAGGCGCAAAGATATATGTATGACGCCCAGGCAAGGCAGGCAGAAATAAAAGCTAGACAAGATGCTGTTCAATACAAAGAACAAGGTGTTGCTGTTCTTAGGGAAAGAAACAAACAAATTGCAAGTGCTATGGCAAAAGGTGGTGCTTCCGGGTTTAACTTTACAGAAGCAGGCAACCCTATAGATGTTCTTAATAAACAGACAAGATATAACGCAACCAAAGACTTTATGATAGCTAGGGATAATGCGGCTATGGCTGTGGCAATGGGTACATTCCAAGCTAACAATCTAAGGACAGCAGGCAGAAACGCACAACAAACAGCCAAGCTACAAGCCTTTGGTCAGGTGTTACAAGGTGCAGGTGATGCCGCAACTGTATATGGTTCAGGTGGATTTACTGGATCTACAAGTGATAGACGCCTGAAACGTGACATTGTGCGTATTGGCACAGATGAATCAACAACATTACCACTTTATGAATTTAGTTACATTTGGAATCCTGTAGAAAGATTCATTGGTGTGATGGCAGATGAAGTAGAACAACTATTCCCACAAGCCATAATTAACACAGACCTTACATTTAAAATGGTGAACTATGACTTGCTAGGTATTGAATTTAGGAAAGTAGTGAATGGCTGAACGCAAACCATATCAAAGACAATTACAAGGATTAAGAATCCCTACAATTGACTTTGCGGCAGAACGGGAACAAGTACGCAAGTACCAAGAACAATCCCGAGCCTTGGAAAGGATGTCCACATTCTTTCTAAACAAGGCTAATGCTATTGCTAAGATTGAAGGTGCGGAATATGGACCGGAACAAGCACCTGATATAACACAGCTTCAAGATGCGTTTGCAATGCCTGATGCAGATGCTAACAAAGAAGATGCCATTACTGATGCGAAGAAAGCAGTAAAAGATAAGTTAAAAGGGATTGGTGATAATTGGAGTACCTTTGGTGTAGCTGCTAAAGATGCAGCACAAACCACAACATACAATGATTTAGCCTATGCCGCCAAGGTTGCTATTGGTGATCTAAAACTAAAGGCAGATTTGAATCCTGCATTGTACCCACCTGAATTTGTAAAGACACAATATGAAAGCATTGTAACTGGATATGCTTCTGTCTTTGATGACATTAACCCTGCGTTTGCTAGGAAGTTCAGAGCAGAACTTAATATGTATGCCTATGGTCAATATGAAACTGTAGCTACAAAATACAATACAGATATAAAAAATCAGGACAAAGCACTATTCACTAGAACATGGACAAATGAATTAGATATGGTGGACACCTGGTTTGATGCAGGAACACCCTATTACCGGGATGAAAAAGGATTCATACAACAAGTAGATGGTGTAGCGCTAGATCAAGGTACTGCTGACACAACACAATCATCTAATAGACGTGGTGTTCCAACTAAAAACCTATTAGATGGCATTTTTAAGGATTGGGAAGTTAAAGCTATAGCTGCTGGGCATAGTTCTGATTATGTGAAAACTATGAAGAAGGATTGGGATACAGCAATCCTAAATGCAGCTAAAGGCAAAGCTCAAACATTTATTCACGAATATGCACAAAGCAATGAACAAAGGGCAGTAGGTTATAACAACCTTGAACAAGCTATTTTAGAAGTGAAGGCAGGTACACACCTGTCAGAAAAAATTGTTAATGGTAAAAAGAAAAGTACATTTTTCCTAGCCTTGCCTAAAAATATGCAAAATGTTTTACAGCATTACGCTTTAGGTAGAAAGAAAGATTTGGGTAGCATACAGGAAGTTTTAAGTGCAGCTAGATCCGCCTTGAGTGACAACATAACATTAGATAATGCTGTGTCTAATAATATAGAAGTAGTGAAGAATGATAGCATAGAAACCTTAAACAGAAATATCATTACTACTATAGTAGATGAAAGACTACAACCTAGTGAAAAACTAAACCGCATCAGATCTTTTGCTCAACAAATTTATATGCAAGATCCTGAAGAAGGCACAAAGGTCAATACATTCCTAGAAGAATTAGTCGGTCCAAGGTTTGACATCTTTGGGCGTGGTGGTGGCTTTGCTTTTGCAATTGTTGAAAGTGATGGTGCAATAATACAAGAACTAGAACTTGATTTACTGCAAGGTAATGAACTAGCAAAGACCACACATTCAAAGCTATTAAATTTATTTAAAACAAATAAAATAACTTATAAGGATATGTTGTTTTATTCTGACAAGCTAACAATCAGACAAGACAAAGACACTAGGGATTTACTTGGCAGAGTTAAGTCTGCACTTAAATTACCTGCTAATATTATTCTTAATTCAAACATTATAAGCGCAGAAAACTTGCAAACATATGGTGCAATTGAAAGCGCTTTAATTGTTGAAATGCGTAAACCTGGCTTTGATCAAGAAGTGTTTGAAACAAAAATTTTAGATCTACTGCAACAAGGCAGACGCCCGGATGGAAGTAATCTTTATACAAACCTAGCTGCAAGGGTTAGCTTTCTAGGTGTTAGAACATATGACCAGGCTAAAACCACAATACAAGCAGAACTAGGTGACACAAGCACAAGCCAAGAAAGAAAAGCAGAGCTACTAGATATATTAGAAGAATTACAAAAAGTGGAAGATGATGGTAATCAAGACAAATTTAATAAAGCATTGCCATCATTCTTCCCAACAAATTGAGGTATAAATGAAAGATGAATTTATAGAAGGTCATATGAATACACAAGCTGTCAGAATGAATGGCAGTGGTTTTGTGTATCGCAACCCATTAGATGGAAAGATATATGAATCTATGGGGGAAAAGCCTTTGAATTGGGATGAAGGTTATCCACCGGGAATAGAGCCTGAAACACCTGAAGCACATGATTATGATGCTATGCGAGCTAAGTACCAGTCATTGCCTAACTATGCAATGAATAGGGAATTTATTGATCAACAAATAGCAAAGCCTGAAGATTCACAATATGAAGATCCATTGTGGATTGGTGCATCTAGAATCCTTTATCATTATATGAATCACAAACCAGCTAGAAAAAGGCATGGCAGGAATCCTGCAACAGAAGCTCAAGACGCAAAGCCATTAGATTCAGGGTATAGCTATGCGGATTGGGGTATAAACTTTATGCTGAAGTTTAACTACAATCTTCCTTATATGATGGTACAAGCCAATAAGACTAGATCTATGCCTGTAGATGTAGCCAAGGCTATGTATTACCTAATGGAAACTTCTGATAGGGATGGCATATCTGCGTCTAATACAGGTATGGGTGTAGCTCACGCTGCTTGGGATGTAACCAATTGGATTGGTTTGGCTACCTTTGGCATAGGTATGGCAGGAAAGCAGGCAGGAAAAATTGCTACTAAAGAAGGTATTAAAGCACTTCTTAAAGAAATTATTATGGCTAATCCTACCAAGGCGTCTGTGGCTACCGGGGTGGAAGGTGCTTTGTTTAGTGCTGCAGACAACCTTGCACAACAAGGTGTAAGGATAAATGCAGAACAGCAGACAGGAATTAACAAAGGTGAACTAGCAACATCCGCAACAATTGGTGCTGTTGTAGGTGAAGAAATTACAAGGGTTGGTGCGCCACTTGTCAGAAAAGGTGGTGAGCTTCTAAAGAAAGGTTTGGAAAACGCCCGGGACAAAGCACAAGCATCTAAGGATGCTAAAGAAATAGATAACATTGTTGATAATGAATTAGGAATGGTTAAAGACACATCACCTGAAATGGATCTAGATAAGTCTGTGGGGTCCGGTGCATTGCGTGAAAATGTGTCATTCAATGAAATTGATGAACTTGGTTTCTATAGCCAACTACTAGAAACATCAAAGATTCTACCACCTAAAATTTCTACTGTTGATGCCATACAGATTCTTAAAAAGAAGGGTGGCGTTAAGGATGAAGAACTTGAATGGGTTGGTATAAATGATTTCCTAGAAGATCAAAAAGAAAAGGGCAACAAGAGTTTTGATAGAAATGAACTAATTGCTTTTATTAAATCTAACCAAGTTATGTTGGAACAAAGAAGAAGGGGTGGGGTAGATGTTAATGATTCATTTGCAGAAGGTGGTAGAGATCCTATAGATACTGTTCAGATGAATTGGCAGGACGTTTATGATGGTGATAACCCACTAGACCCTGATTTCTTCAATTCAAGAATAGATGACATCATTGATGACCGTGATTTTGAACACCAATCTTGGATTGCGTTTATGAAGCGTAAATTTGTTCAAGAAGAAGGTCTAAGTGAAATAGACGCAAATCTAAAAGCAGATAGTATTTATAAGAAGTTTTTAGAATATAAAGATGAAGATCAAATTCCAACAAAAGAAATAGCTTTTGGTTCTACATTTCAAGGAAGTCGCGGCAAGGTCAATATCGATTCTGAAGTCCAAGATAATTACTATGCCTATATGCAGCAACTAGGTAGGGAAGAATATGAAAATGAGCCTTGGAATATCATAGGTCTTGTTACAGATGAAAACTTAGCAGGTTCATACACTACACGTCCTGACGGGTATTATGCTGTAGGTAATGATTCTTTAGGATATGTGATAATGAAGGGTGGTGTAAGGGATGATCATACCACAGAAACACTACAGAATATGGCTAATGGCAGAGCTATGTTTGATGAAATCCAAGTTAAAGATTATGTGCAAGAAGTGAATCGTGATTATGGGCATATTACTGAAGCAGATTACATAGATTCAGGATCATTCGACAAGCCTACATCATATGGTGAATACACACTAAATGGTGTTGGTGATTCTAACTATACAGAAAATACACTTGTCATAGCTAACCCTAAGACTGTGTTACGAAACACTATGACATCAAAGCGTGATCCTAGACTAGAAGGTGCGCCATCTTATGTAACTAATCCTGTCTATGACCGGTCACATTTTGGTGATGGGGAAGTAGTGCATTACAGATCTACATATAGAGGTTTTGAAATTGATGGTGATGACATACAAGTTCTTGGTGTAGAAGAAATACAATCTGACTGGGCGCAAAGATCTGAATATGGCAAAGCTACATTAACAGAACAAAACGTTGCTGACTTTGAACAAGTAAAGGATCAAATCAGAACCTTTGGTCAAGAAAACGCACCTATTATTGCAGACAATATTTCCAATGATTTTGGTCTTGATGAAAATGTTTTTGGTAATGACGCAACAAGTTTAGCAAAGGTTATTGTAAGTCTTAGCACACGACAATCACCACCTTTTAACGCAGACAAAAGCATGAATGATTTAAATCCTGTAGTTTTCTTCAATGAAATATTTGGAAGATCACCATCATTTGCAGATGGCAGGATGCGTACTAACTTCCCGGGTGATTTGTTGCAGGAACACTTTAAGAAATTACACAGCCAAAATGAAATAGCACAGGGTGTATTACAAAATTTCGAAGATCTAAAAGTAAAACTTTCAGAACACGCTATGCAAGGAAAGTTTGATTTTCAGAAGATGTATGATGGCTTTGTATTAAGAAATGGTCTTCCTACATATAGCCTAGATGAATGGAGTAGTCTGCCTACTACAGCAAGGGTTGTAAACTTTCCTATAGGTTACAAAGGCACAGCACTTGTTCACTTGGACACAGACAAAAATGCAAGGCTGCACGCAGATAATGTGATTCTGCATTGGCGAAAAACTGGTGAACTTCCTGAAGACTATAGCTGGGTAAACAACGCAGGTCAGGGCAATATGGGTGAGCCTTTCACCGGTGACAAACAACCTTTCATAGATCAGCTCAATCAATCTGTAACAACTGCAGAAGTAGAATGGGGGATGAATGGGTCAAAGCTATTTAACGAATTAGAAAACGCAGGGTATAAACAAGGACTTGGTGAAGGTTCAGAAGCTATTGCTAAGATAGAATATGATAAAGTGGGTGCAACTTTATTAAAACAAATTGGTTTAACACTTTACAATGAAATGAAATACAAAGGTGTAGACCATCAGATTCAAGGTAGAATAGCTGATTTCCCACAATATCCTGATGCACCATTTATAGGTGGCGGCAAAAAATTTACCAACCTTGCCCTTAAAAGAATAATGGTTGATGCCTTAGATCAAAACCTAGAAGGCATTGCTTTACCTAGCCATGCTTTGCTTACAAGTATTGATGGCATTGGTCTGCAGTCTGACAAACTATATGACACAATCATCCCACAAAATATCAATGATATTATCAAAGGAACAGATGCAAAAATTGTTCAAGTTCCTTTGGAAAAATATGAAGACTATGCTGCATCAGATGATGTTTTAAATAATATAGATGTAGAACGGATAATGGAATTTAATGATAAAACAAGAGCTAAATACTATTTTAATGTCATAAGATTCACACCACAGCTAAAAGAAAGAATCAAAAAAGGGTTTGCTTTGTTTAGTGCCTTACCATTGGCATTAACAGGTGCAGAACTAATGACTAACCAAGAAGGAGGGGATAATGTCAATACCACCTATTGATGACAACACACCTAATGACGCCACATTATCCCCAGGTAATGCCGGACTAGACAATGTAGAAAACAAGGCTGTTCCAAGTGATGAAGCTAACATCATAGAAAAGGATCAGACTGAAAACATACAATTGGCTATGGCTGGTCCAGTTAGAAAAACTGTTGTTGATGCAGCTGGGGATGTCATAAAAAAATACACAGATAAGGATGGCAATGTACAAGACAAGGCTGATGTCATTGTATCCCCTAACAAGAAAAAAGCAGACAAAGAACTACAAGCAGGTGCAAATAAGTTAGATGATGGTGGTGGTGAAGCACAGTCACTAGCTAATGTTGATGAATCAGGCAATGTAATATTCAGATCTGCTACCCCTGATGAACTAACAAAACTACAAAAATTTGCTCAAGAAGGTGAAACACTACCTTTAACTGACAAGCAGGCAATGAAGAAGTTAAAGATAGCTACACCTAATTTAAAGCGTGTAGAAAGTGGGGAAGGCAAAGACGCTGATGAATCATTGCGATCACTTATCTTTGCTACCTATAACACATACAAGGAAATAACAACTGCTAGTGGTCAGCGAATCATCAGAACAGGTGAGCGTGGATTCAAACAAGTTATACAAGAAGCAAACACTATTAGTTCTGTAGATGCTTTCTTGATGTTAATGCAAAGGCAACCCGGTGAAAGACCATTTACAGATGCAGAGTTTTTGGCAGCTAGAAGAACTGTAGTAGCACTGCAACTAGAAGCACAAAGACTTGTTAAGATAGCACAAAAGACAGGCGATCCATTAGACAAGGCTAGGGCGGCTCAGGCTATAGGGTTAGAAGGTTATGCTTCTATACAATTGTTTGGTGCTCAAGGTGATGCAGCTAGATCATTAGCAACATTCAGAATCATAGCATCCCCATCTAAAGCTAGAATCCAAGCTATGGGTCAGATGCTAGATAAGACCGGGGTGCTAACTAATGGTGAAATCACACAAGACAATTTGATTGATTATATAGAAGCCTATGGTGGTGAAGGTGGTATAGACCAATTGCTGTATTACTATTCTATAGCACCTAATGATCGAACAAGACACGAGTTTGCAAAGCGTTCAATAATTAGAAAATACATTGCAGATCCTTTTGTAGAAATCTACCAATCTGCTTTGCTGTCAAACCCAATAACCCATACATATAACTTCCTTGGTCAGGCAGTAATGCTAGAACTACAAGTGCTAGAAAGAGCCTTAGAAGGCAGACCAGGGGAAGCATTAGCTATGTTGGTGGCACAGAAGAAATACATAGGTGATGCAGTCAAAGCATCTTGGCACGCACTCAAAACAGAAAAATCTGTGACAGATGGTACATCTAAATTAGATGTAGATATGAAAGCAATTAGCTCTGAAGCGTTTGGCATAGATAGAAAAGCCGGGAAGGTTCAGTCTGCAGCTGGTTTCTTTATAGATGGCTTTGGTCAACTAATGAGGTTGCAGGGTTACAGACCTATGGTAGCCATAGATGAAGGCTTTAAGGTCTTGTCTAGGGGTATGTTTATAGAAGGTGAAGCAGTTAAAGCCAAGATAGCAGCTATTAAATCTGCAAAGGCTAGGGGGTTATCACCTGACAAAGTAACAGAAGAAGGACAAGCAGCTTATCTGAAGACCCTACATAGCCAAGAATCCTTTGATGGAGCTGTAGAGTTTGGCAAGTATGTTACCTTCCAAGATGATTTACCGGGAGTGTTGGGTTCATTCCAAGGTGCATTGAATCATCCACTACTAAAGATATGGATGCCTTTATATAAAACACCAACAAACATAATGCTAAGAATCTTAGAAAGAACACCACTTAGTGTTGCTATGCCTAGCAATATGAAAAAGATGCTTATGGGATCTAACGCTGAAAGGCGTGCAATGATGTCAAAGATAGTGACAGGCACAGGATTAGGTGCGTTGATGCTAGGTCTGACCACAGGTTCTTATGGTGATGGAATTATGATCACAGGTTATGGACCTCGCCGTAAAAAGCAAAGAGCCAATTGGTTAGAAAACCATGAACCATATTCTATAGGTGTTAAGAAAGAAGATGGTAGTTATGCTTGGGTTAGTTACGCAAGGTTTGATCCCTTGTCAGGTGTACTAGCTTTGGCTGCAGATACCGCAGATGTTATGTACAATGTAGATGACCCTGAAGCACTAGATGATATGGTGTTGAATCTAGGTATAGCTACAACTAGGTATGTTGGTTCTGCAACACCTATGCTTCAATTTGTTGGTGAATTACTAGAACTACAAGGTTCACCATATGCAGATGCAGAAAAGAAACTTGAGCGACTACAAGAAATTGTTTCTAAACAAGCAGTCACTGCCGGGATTATAGTCAAGGAACATATAACAACTGGTGGTCAATATGGTGTAGGTATGCAATCCCTTGTGGAAAGGGTTACAGATCCTAGTCCTAAAGAAACCAAGCCTAATAATCTAGATCAGATATATCCACATCTTCCCGGTGTGCAGGGTTTAGATGCTACAGTTAGGGGTGCGTATGAAGCACTAACCTTGGCTTGTTCTAAAACTATAGGCTGTAGTGATTCATTGCCTGACAAAACAAACAGATGGGGTGAAGTAGTACCACAAACTAGGGGATCTTGGTGGAACTATTGGGCGCCAGTTAGAATTGTAGACAAGCCACAAAAGAATATAGTCAACAAAGAACTAGAACTTTTGATGACTGGTTTGCCGCCACTAGCTAGATCTATGAATACACCTAACATCAAGCTAACAGGTGTAGCCTATGCAGATTATAAGAAATACTACAATGATCCTGCATCATCACCATTAGCTAAAGAAGTGTTTGGTAATACAGTTATGGGCAGTAACTTAATGCCCAAGCCTATTTTAGAAGCCTATGCAGAATTGTTTGCTTCTGATGATTACAACTACATCCCTACGCCTGGTGTTGTAAACAAAGATGGATTTGAGCGTATGCCTGCGTCTAAGGGTCACAAGCTAAGAAAGATACAAGAAATCGATAACATATATAAGAACTATGCAAAGCTGCTAGTCCTATCACATTACCCTGAATACGCAACAATAGTGTCAAATCAGAAAGCATATCAAGAAAACCTTGGCGTTTATCCTAATACAACATTGCCGCCAACTAAGAATGAAACAAACCAAACAATATTAGAAATAGAAAAGAAACTACCTAATGGGTTGCCCGTAGGTGATAAAAACAGAGCGTTAGAGCAGAGTAGGTAATTTAATAATATGATGACTTGTCAAGGAAAAAATGCTATATCTAGTAGTGGAGTAAAAAGAAATGGCTACATTTAGTCTTAACGATACCATAAGGCGGGTGGTAGGAACTGGTAATGGAAGTAATCCTGATTTCACTTTTAGCTTCCAGGTTAATGCCACTACGGATATTAAGGTTTTTGTAGATGATGTCCTAAAGACATTATCGACACACTATACTATTGTTGATTCATCAAATGTAGCAGGATTAAACGCAGACGGTACCGGGACAGTAAAATTTACATCAGGTAATATCCCGGCAAATAACGCATTAGTTTCTATAGTATCTGATCTACCCCTATCTAGATCCAATGTATATTCTACCGGGGGAAACATCACAGGCACTTCATTAGAAGATGACTTTGATACAATATCTATGAAACTAGGTGATGCTGATGAACAGCTAGGAAGATCACTCAAAGCACCACCAAGCGAACTAACTTCAGTAGACTTGACTATACCTAACAAAGCAACAAGGGCAGGGAAAAACCTTGCCTTTGATTCTAATGGTGTGCCTACAGTTTCATCATCTTCTGTATCTAGTGCATCTGTAGGAACAACAACCACGGGTGCGGCTGGTTCAAGTGCTTCAGCTAGTGCTACTTTTGATTCTACTACAGGCAATGTTGAATTTGATTTTACAATTCCGCAGGGAGCACAAGGTGCGGCGGGAAATGATGGTGTATTTAATGCAATAGCTTCACAAACAGAAGCAGAAACAGGCACAGAAAACACAAAAGGGATGACACCACTAAGGGTAGCACAGGCTATCAATACACAGGTGTCGGGTGTTTCAGCTGTGGCATCTAAGTTCTTTGGAGTAAAAACAACCACAGATTCTGTGGGGCGCACAATCTTACAACAAGAACACACGTTGGTAGGTGGAACTGAAAACCTAGTGTTAGCAGATTATGAAACCTATTTTTTTGCAACAGGATCGGTTGGTCTTACGCTTAGATCATCTGATGGACACCTACTAATAGATTTACCATAAGGAGGGTATAGTGGCGACAGTAGATTTAGGAAAAATAAAGTTCACTTGGCGGGGAGCTTTCGCCACAGGGAACACTTATGAAGCAGATGATGTTGTATCTAGTGGCGGATCATCTTGGGTTTATGTGAATACTACATCCAAGACGGGTTCTGCAGCCGGGACACCATCAACTAGTAACACAGCACATTGGGATCTAATGGCAGATGGAGCAAATCCATTGACCACCCAAGGTGATATTCTAACACACAATGGTACTACTAGCATTAGATTGGCAAGGGGTAATTCAGGTGATGTTGTAACTGTGGATGGCAGTAATATTGCTTTCGCACCACAACAAGGATTTGAAGGACACAAGTACCATCAAACAAATTATGCAGACATTATAGCTAATCCATCTGCATCTAATGATTATGGCAAGGATGGTAAGTACCCTTGGTTGGCAGACTATTCTAATAACTGGGTGCCGACTTGTGGGTTTGCGAATCCTGCTTGTGGACCGGTTCCTTGGGCGGAAAATGGCTGTCAATATATCTATAGGATGACTGTTTATATGAACGCCAACCACGAAATTGTGGTGTTTGGTGATGATGATTTCCATTGGTTTGGAACAAGTGCGGCACAAAAGCACAACCAAGGTGCTGTTATTAACTTCAATTCAGAATTTGGTGGTATGCGTGATGGCGAATATCCTGTCAGATTTTGGGTGATGTATAACAACATTTGGATTCTTACATCTGAAGGCAACCTGTTTGGAGCAGGTGACAACGCCTATGGACAATTGGGCGTCGGGGGAACAACCGATAGAATGAGCTTCACAAAGATTGCAACATTAGGACCGGATGCTACACATGGTGGCACATCTACTCAGATTGCAGGATTCCATGTTGCGAATCAGACAGGACACAGTTCAGCTAACGTCGCATCTTGTTATGCAATTGATACATCAGGTCGGCTATTTACCTGGGGATATAATGGAGGGGGTAAACTAGGGGTTGGCAACACAACTAACCAATCATATCCTGTCTTAGTTTCAGGTGTATCTAATGTTAAATCTATTTCAGCAGGATTCAAAAGCTCTTATGTTGTGGATGGATCAGGGAATCTATTTATAGCTGGTGATAATCAGAATGGGGTGTGTGGCGGCATTAGCTCAACTTCATTCACCGATAGTAATCAGAACAATGTCTATCAAGTTATAAATGGTGATGGATATTATTACACAACCAGGTATGCACATGGTCATTATCTAAATACATCAGGTGAATTGTATGGTGTAGGTGGTAATGCGGTTGGATCTGTAGGGGATGGAACACTAGTACAAAAAGGAACTTGGACTAGGATAGGTGGTTCAGCTACCTATTCATCATTCTACTATGCAGGGAATAGTTACTACCTAACAGTAGGTGCTTTAGGTGGAACACCAAATAATTCCAATGATGATTTTTTTGCGTGGGGTTACAATGTTAATGGTGCTGTAGGTGATGGCACAGCTACTAATGTGCAGTCACCAATACAACCATCAACCACAACTCTATATGCCCACACAACTACATCAACCACATCTAACAATGCAGCTACAGAAACAGATGTGGCTCTACCTGTTAATGACATTAAAAAAGTGTGGGGTATAAGAGGGGGTCAAGGACAAACCACTGGTCACTTCTTCTTGATGGATAACAAGTATAGGATTTGGCAAGGTGGTTATTCACAGTCTGAAGATTATTTTCAGGCAACAAGTAACAATGCAGCACTAGCAAACTATCGTCTAGACATAGGACCGTGGAGTACAACTAGTTCAATCACCACTTCCCATTGGGCAGGCAAGACAGAAGAACAAGTGGTTCATATGCACGGGTTTGGTAACACCTATGGATCAGAAGGTCATTGTGTGTTTATGACAACTACCGGGAGGATCTTTGGCAAGAGGTATAACGCCCAAGGTCAGATGGATAGTGCAGGTAATTACATTGGTAACTGGATTCAATTAACCCCATAAAGGAAGGACAAGTATGGCACAGAAACTTTACAAATGGACGGGTACACTCACATCACCTGATGGTTATGATAGTGAATTACCACCACCACAATGGTATGGCACAGATGAAAATGGTGTGAGCTATGGCTACTTAGACACAACCTTTGCCGCCAACTGTTCATCAAGCGAAAATGACTTTGCAGCTACAACCGCATCAGCCGCCAAAGATTGGGTCAAGGCAAATAGCAGACAGGCTAAACGTCTAAACAAAGAATGTCGTGAAGAAATCAGAAAATCTTATAGTCTTGAAACAGAGCTCAAGGCATATAGAACAGATGATAGTGCGGTCAAGACAGCCATTGCTAACATTGTAGCTAGTTACGCAACTAAGAAGAACGCGTTGGTGGGCGACTAGTATGGCACATCTGTATGATCTGAATCCAAAACTTAAAGGTTCTAAAGAACCTAAGTCTACCAAAGCTAAACCCGGTAGACCTAAGAAAGATAAATCTGATGGCAACAAAGACAACACTAAATGAACTAGATAAAAGATTATCCACCCATGAAGCGGTGTGTTCTGCTAGGTGGGATGAAATGTTATCTAGGATTAAGCGCCTTGAATATATAATTCTTGGTACAGCAGGAACAATAATATTGTTGTTACTCAATTCAACAATAAAAGGTTTTGGGTAGTGAATGTTAGAGTATGTAGCCGCCGCCAATGCCGCGTTTGCGGTGGTCAAGAAAGCAATCCAAAATGGTAAAGAGCTACATGACTGTGCCAAGAGTATCGCTAACTTTACCCATGCCCATGATGATTTAAAGAAAGCTCATAATGCAAAGAAGAATAGTATATGGACAACATTCTTAGGAAAGGAAGATGACGATTTAGAAACCTTCATGCACCTAGAACAA